CTATGAAAGTACAAAGTGACTTTGGATATAACTTAGTTAGTGAAAATCCTGATGCAGGACATATTAAAGATGAGTAACGATAGAGAAAGAAGATTAAAAGCTACAGGAAAATGGTTTCAAGGTAGCATTAAAAGAAACTTATGGGTAAACCATGTGTTTCCTATACTTTTAACTGTAAGTTTTATATTTTATTTACTTACATTATAACAAGAGAGAGTAAGATGAATTTATTAGCAGACGAAATAAAAGAATTAATTAAAGAAAGATATTATGAATATATAGAAGAAGGCTATGAATCTTTTGAAGCTATGGAATTAGCTAAGAGAGATATACACGAAGCAAAAGAATCTGAATTAGGTGCATATAATAAGGCATATGATAATTCTTTTGAAGTAGACTAATTAATAATAAACTATATAAGTTTTAACGAATATAGTTTATAATTAATTAATATTAATGAGGGGAAAACAATGGAGAAAACGTGGCTAGACAGAGGTAGTTGTCCTAAGTGTGGTTCAAGTGATGGTAACGTCAATCATGCAGAAGGATATAGCTTTTGTTTTTCTTGTAACACTAGATTTGGAGAGCAAATGGAACATGAGAAAGTAATACCTATACCTACTGAAAGTAATATAAAAACTGTAGGTGTAACAGGTGCATTGACTGAACGTAATGTTAGTAAGGAAACTGCACAAAAATATCATACACAAGTTAAGGTGAATGGTAACATGAATACACATCACATCTATAAATATTTTGATAGTGGTGGAAACAATATTGGTAATAAGATTAGAGATGTAGCTACTAAAAACATGTGGGTTGAAGGTAGTGTTACTAATGCAGTATTGTTTGGACAAGATTTATTTACAGGTGGTGGTAAGTATATTACTATTACTGAAGGTGAAGTAGATGCTATGTCTGCCTATGAATTACTAGGTAGCAAGTGGGCATGTGTATCTATTAAGACAGGTGCAGGATCTGCTGTGCGTGATTGTAGAAAAGCATTTGAATACTTAGATAGTTTTCAAAATATAGTTATATCATTTGATATGGATAAGCAAGGTAGAGAAGCTAGTGAGAAAGTAGCACAGCTATTTAGTCCTAACAAATGTAAGATAATGAACATGGAATTTAAAGATGCTAATGAGTATCTGAAGATGGGTAAACGTGAGAAGTTTTCACAAGCATGGTGGAACGCAGAACCTTTTACTCCTGCAGGAATTACAAACCTTAGAGACTTAGGTGATTCATTATACACAGAGGAGTATTGTGAGACAGTACCATATCCTTGGAGTAAGATGAATGAAAAGACTTATGGTATGAGAACAGGTGAGTTGATTACATTTACATCTGGTGCAGGTATGGGTAAGTCTTCTATTATGAGAGAGCTTATGCATCACTTACTAAAGAATACAAAACATAACATAGGTATACTTGCATTAGAAGAGAGTATTAAAAATACTGCATTTAATATTATGTCAGTAGAAGCTAATGCTAGATTGTATATCAAAGAGATTAGAGATAAGTTTAGTAGAGAACAGTTACAAGATTATCAAAAGAATACAGTTGGTTCTGGTAGGTTCTTTGCCTTTGACCACTTTGGTTCTATTGATAATGACGAGATACTATCACGAGTAAGATACATGGCACAAGCATTAGAATGTAAGTGGGTATTTGTTGACCACTTATCTATACTTGTATCAGGTCAGGAAGATGGAGATGAAAGAAAGTCTATTGATGTATTGATGACTAAGATGCGTTCTCTTGTAGAACAAACAGGTATTGGTATGTTATTAGTATCACATCTACGTAGACCTGCAGGTGATGCAGGGCATGAGAATGGTAAGGAGATTACTCTATCACATCTTAGAGGTTCAGCATCTATTGCTCACTTGAGTGATGGTGTTATTGGACTAGAAAGAAATCAACAAGATGATGACGAAGTTAAATCTAATACAACTACGATTCGTATTCTAAAGAATAGATATACAGGTGAGACAGGTGTTACTACACATCTACATTATAATAAAGAGACAGGTCGTATGAAAGAGATTGACAATCCTTACGAAGTAGATTATAATACAGAAAATAATGAGGAGGTACCATTCTAATGAAGTGTTGGCATTGTGATACAGAAATAATATGGGGAGGAGACCATGATACTGAAGATGATGAAGACTACAGTATGGTAACAAATTTAACTTGTCCTAACTGTGGTGCTTTTCATTTAGTATATTTACCTAAAGAAGAAAAAGAAAATGATAAACAAAGGGAGATAGACTTTGAAAGTAGTGCTTGATATAGAGACAGACCAGATAGATGCTAAAGTAGTAAACTGTATTGTTGCTAAAGATATTGATACAAATGTATCTACAGTATTTGACCCAAGTAATATGCATGTGTTTAAGAATTGGTCTAAAGATATTGACCAATATATTATGCACAATGGTTTATCTTTTGATGCACCTGTATTAAATAGACTACTAGGTACATCTATTAAACCTTCACAGGTATTAGATACATTAATACTATCACAGTTATTTAATCCATTGCGTGATGGTGGTCATGGACTACGTGCCTGGGGTGATAGATTTAATTTTCCTAAAGGTGATATAGAATCCTTTGGAAGATATACAGAAGAACTAAAAAGATATTGTATGCAAGATGTAGATATAACACATAAGTTATATGAACATTTAAAGAAAGAAGGCAAAGGTTTTTCTAGGTCTTCTATTGATTTAGAACATCAGGTCAGAGTTATTATTGACCAACAAGAAAAGAATGGATTTGCATTAGATGTTCGTAAAGCTATGTCTTTATACAATACATTAAAAGATGAAGCTAGTGCTTTAGAAACATGGGGTAAGACACACTTTGACCCTACAAGAAAAGACTTAAAAACAAAAACAAAATACATACCTTTTAATATAGGTTCACGACAACAGATAGCTGATAGATTACAAGAGCTAGGTTGGAAACCTAAAAGTCATACTGATAAAGGTAATGTAATTGTTAATGAAGAAGTTTTGAATAGCATAGACTTAGAAGAAGCAAAGAAGTTTGCTAGGTATTTGTTATTACAAAAAAGAATTGCACAGATTAAATCTTGGATTGAATCGTGTAATGATAAGGATGGTAGAGTACATGGTAGAGTTATGACATTACGTACTGTGACAGGTCGTATGGCACATAACAGTCCTAACATGGCTCAGATTCCTGCTGTTCGTTCTCCATATGGTAAAGAGTGTAGGGAATGTTGGACTGTTGACAATCCCTATACTCACTCCATTGTTGGTACTGATGCTAGTGGTTTAGAACTTAGATGTTTAGCACATCTTATGGATGATAAAAACTTTACTGAAGAAGTTTTAAATGGTGATATACATACAGCTAATATGAAGATGGCAGGTCTAACAGATAGAGACCAAGCCAAAACATTTATATATGCTTTTATGTATGGTGCAGGTGCAGCGAAAATAGGTAAGATAGTAGGTGCAGGTGCCAAAGAAGGACAGATATTAATAGATAGGTTTCTTTCTAATATGCCTGCTCTTAAAAGAGTTAGGGATAGTGTAACTGAAACAGCTAAGAGAGGTAAGATAAGAGGTATTGATGGTAGACTATTACATGTACGTTCTCCACATAGTGCATTGAATACATTACTGCAAGGTGCAGGTGCTGTTGTATGTAAGTTGTGGTTAATAAACATGAATAAAAGAATAGTACAAACAGGTGTTGATGCTAAGTTAGTTGCATCTATACATGATGAATACCAATATGAAGTTGCAAAGAAAGATGTAAAAAGATTTGGTAGTATTACCAAAGATGCTATGAAAGATACAGAGCATCAATTAAAAATGAAGTGTCCATTAGATAGTGAATGGAAGGAAGGAGATACATGGGCAGAGACACATTAGTAAAAGAGTTCAAAGGTAGACATGACCACAAAGATTATATTAAACGTGGTATTAAAACAGAGAATATGTTTATAGATGAAGCAGTTAAGTTAGGGTATCAAGTAGAGGTTGCTTCTGATTCTCAGAACATGTCTGACCATATTGATTTAATATTAACAAAGGAGGAAATAAAATTTACAGTAGATGTAAAAGCAAGAAGAACAGGAACAGACAAGTCAAAAGGTTTTGATGACTTGTGGATTGTAGTGGAGTTCAAGAATACTATGGGTAATCAAGGTTGGCTATATGGCAAATGTGATTACTTTGTTTTTGAACAGGAAGATAAATATCTTTTGGTTGACTCTAAAGAGTTACGAGAATTATGTCACGAAGTTGTAGACTTAAATGACAGGGTAAATAGTTTTCGTAATGCAAACTATAAAGTTTGGGGTAGGAGTTACCAAAACAAACAAGACTTAATATCTAGAATAGAAATGTCAAAAGTATTACAATTAAAAAGTACATTTAATTGGAAAAAAAGTCTTGACTTTTCTACTAGAGTATGTGATAATTCTATTTTAACAACAATAAAGGATAATAATATGAGTGTAATAAAAGGTAATGCCCATTGGGCAAGTATAACAAGTCCAAATACAACATTTGATTCAGATGGTGTGTGGACTGTAGATGTAGGTAATCTTGACGAAAAGAATAAGAAGATTGCTCAAGCTGATGGAATCTCTATTAAGAATAAAGGAGATGACAGAGGTGATTTTGTTACTATCAAAAGAAAAGTAAGAAGAAAAGATGGTAACTTAAACAAAGCTCCTGAAGTTGTAGATGCTCAGAAGAGAGCAATGATTGGTACATTAATTGGTAATGGTTCTGAAGTTAATGTATTATACTCTACATATGAGTGGGAGTTTGGTGGTAAGTCTGGTGTATCTGCTGACTTGAGAGCAATACAAGTAACCAACTTAGTACCTTATAATGTAGATGCTGATGCAGATGATGCATTTGGTGTAGTTGAAGATGGTTTTGTATCTAAAGAAGCTGACGAAGAAGTTTCTTTTGCTAGTTAATCTCTAACCTAGAAAGGATAGTGTCCTATATTTACTCCATTTATATAGGACACTATATTAGATATGAAAACAATAGACACATTAGTAGAAGATATATATAATTTATTTGACCCTATGGTTACAAATACTATAGATGATAAAGAGTTAGATAAACATCTAAAAGAATTTACAAAGAACGTAACTAATAATATTAAAACTGTTTTAAATGAACAACCTAGAAAGCAAAGAAGATTATCTTTATCAGCTATAGGTAAACCTACTAGACAGTTATGGTATGATAAACACTCTAGTTCAGAAGCAAGACCTATATCTTCTGCTACTAGAATTAAATTTTTATATGGTCATATACTTGAAGACTTACTTATACTATTGTCTAGAGCATCTGGTCATATTGTTACTGAAGAACAGAAACAAGTAAACGTAGAAGGTATTAAAGGACATCAAGACTGTAAGATAGATGGTGAATTAGTAGATTGTAAGAGTGCTAGTGGTTACTCATTTAAAAAGTTTGCTAATAATAACTTAGCTAATGATGACCCCTTTGGATACATAGCACAAATATCTGCATACTCTGCAGGTAATGATGTTAAAGAAGCATACTTCTTAGCTATAGATAAACAACATGGCAACCTTGCCTTAACAAGAGTACATGATTTGGAGATGATAGATGCAAAAGAAAGAATTAAATATCTCAAAGGTGCGTTGGAAAGTACAACACCTCCTGATAGATGTTATAGTGATATTCCTGAAGGTGCTTCTGGTAATCGTAAGCTTGCTATTGGTTGTGTCTTTTGTGCTCATAAGAGAGAGTGTTGGTCTGATGCTAACAATGGTAAAGGGCTTCGTGCATTTAAGTATGAAAGAGGTACAACGTATCTTACACAAGTTTCAAAAGAACCTAGGGTTCAAGAAAATTTAGAATGGTAAAGGAAAATATGATGCAAGAAATATTTAAACCATTATATATTACTAAAGATGGTAGTCTTTTTAAAGCAAAAGGCTATGAGATTAGTAATCATGGTAGATTAAAAAGTTTAAA